CCTAGATCTGTCCACTGTGAAACTAAGCTTTTGACCAGAGAGTATTGTACCGTTCCTCTAAGCGTATAGGTATTTTTATACGCCCGAGATTCGATTGGTACTCTCTTTAGAAAGCTTGTACGGCCTCTTAGATACGGATCTTCATCCATATCTTGAGTTGACAAAGACTTCAAGCGGGCCAATAATAGGCCAACTTGCTCGCAGTGCTGGCTCACGCCAGTACGACTTACGCGCAACACATAGTAACCTTCTATGCCATTGCGTGCACGCTCAGGTACGGCTTCATCGAAATTACTGATAAAGCCATCGTCTCCCAGTTTCTCGTCTATTCTAAATCGTAAAGATTTAGGTAGGCAATTCACTAAGAGATTCCAAGCACTAAAGAAGGATGAATCACACGAGAGATTTGCACCTCTACGACGAGAATTCCTTCTAATGCTGTTGGCTAAGCGATAGACTCCAAAGGAGTCGCGAGCGACCTTCTTCAAGAAGATCGGTTTAACATCAACTCCTGAGAAATAGTAGGCACCACAGGATTCTCTGAAGTAGCCCGAAGAGAAACTCTTCTTAAGGTTTACTTCAAATCCTAGAAACTTACTAAACTCAGAAAAGAGCTCATAGCACTCTATAGGGATAATAACATCATCCCCATAGACGCTTATCGTCCCATCAACACCTAAGTGTTGGCGAACTGCAAATGCAGCCGCAAAGAAGATAAGTGATTCGAGCTCGAATGAAAACCCGTTCCCCATAGAGGAGAACTTGTTCCACAAACGAGGTCCCGAGCTATAATTACCGTAGTGAGACCGACACGCATCAAGTAGCGAAAACCATCTAGGAGGTAAAACCTCTTCGATTAATCGTCGACTAATGCTATCGCTCGCAGACGAGAAATCAATTGTTGCAAGCTTACCATCTATCGATGATAAGCGAGCAAGCTCTTGATTGACCGTCTGAGAGTTTAAGTTGATCCCACACCGTCGAAGCCGATTGCGAATCATCATGCCACAGCCTTTTTGAAACCAGAGATTTAACCCTGGCTCAACGGCTATGACACGATCCGTTTTCGAATTCTTCGGAACAGTGATTATTACATTGCCCAACTCGAAGGTCGGATAATCTGTTAGTGTTACCAGATGTTCCTGCCATCTCGGGTAAGCACCCATTACAGGTGCAATGAGGGCATACAGATCTCGCGTTATCCCAGTTTCACACTGGAACTTATTGACGGCCGAAACATGAGCACCTTTTATACGGGTGGTCACGCCCGGTCCCCAATTGGCATTACTGAAGAGCTCTTCTGCCGTATAATCGCCCAACACGTCTTCGATTTTCCGAATCATTGCATGAAGCAATGAGACGTTAGATCCGTAGTAATTCGGATCTAATAGAAGGCGAGAGAAACGACGGTTAGTTTGCGCACATAAATCTTCCATTTCGGAAAATTTATCCATAGCTACTTGACGACGATCGGTGGATAACTTTAAAAAGTCATTCCTCGAAAGAAGTTTTGTAGCTTGGTACGCATTGTTGAACTCCATTACACCATTATAGTGTAACGGATCGAACTCGAGGTTAACAAGTTGATCATACTCCTTATTTCTAAGGAGAATCTCAACCGTTAACGAACGAGGACAATTCAACGCAGAGAGAATCGAAGTAATTGCCTGATGAGTTACCTTATCAGGTACGCGGAAAAGCTTGGCCAACCTTAGGGTTTGGCGCATATTATGTCTATCATTAGTCATAATAGTGAGTCCTCGAAGTTAATTACACTTCCATGGACCCGGAATTTAACCCGGGGCACCTGAGCTATAAACGCTTAACTAAACACTAACCTTTCGGAAAGTGTCTAATAGGGCGCTTCTTGACTCAGAATAGCAGGCAACAACGGACTGCCGGAATCAACCGACGGTGCGTCATCACTTGCTGTAATCGTCCTACTGAGGAGGCTTACGACCTTTGAGAGAAAATCTTCTCTTTCAGGAAGTGAGCTTCGATCAGGAATGACGAACTCCATGTTCGCGATAAGATCGTACGCTTTCGTCGGAGCCGGTTGAATACCGGTCGACGTTGACGCACTGGTCTGTTCGAGAGTAGGAACCACAAGCTTCGCAACCACTCTTGTCACCCGCGAATCCCTTGTGGGATTACGAACGCTAAGAGTGAAAGCAGGGTAACCGATCAGGATTCCTCCTGAACGGTCCACCCATTTCGCGACACCCGGGAGGGTAAACCCATCGGGGGATAGCGTAATTTCCGGTCCAACTGCCGCTTCGTCGGTTTTAACGACTAGAGACAGGTTTTTGGAAATTTTGATGTCGCCTATTGACGGCATTTTAATACCTTTTTTAAAGGAGCCCGACTACCTCACTGTTTTAAATGAAGTAGCCAAAAGAGCCATTAGATTCTTCACGTGATCTCCGGATACGGGATTCTTCATTTGCGGTACCGCTATCATGGGCCACCCTGACAAAGGTGACCTTTTGATTTCGATAAACGTTAATGAACCCGCCCCGGTATACGTTTGTTCAACGTAATCATATGAAGTCTCATTATGGCTACCACGTCCGTTCCAGCTGGACTCATACTCAAGGGCTTCTGTAACTGATCCCTTCACGAAAACGAGGTCTAAGACCGCGTCCCATGAAGAGATCCAGTTGCCGATGGGTAAAAACCAGTCAACAACGAACGACCAAGGAACTAATTCCCAAGCAACGGATGCGGGATTGGTAATCCCTAATTCGCCGAGAGTTTTATAAAACTCATTGGGAACGGTAAAGTACATTACGTACTTTATAGAATACTTCATGAAACCTCGACCATTCCAGTAGACACGGCCATCATAATCTTGGCCACTACTAGAAAAAGCCTGGGTCATTGAAGTCTTCTTAGATACTCTTTCATGGACTTCTCTTAAATCTGCCTTAGCAACAGCTTCAGCAGATCCATAGACGTCGTCTAAAAGAGGTCTCCACCCGTACTGTAGTTCCAGCCATGCACTAGCAACAGCTCGTGCAGGGTCCTTATCTAAGTCTCGGATTAACTTGCGATGCTGTCTAGCATTGCCAGTTGCACCGAGTGCCTTAGCCGCTTTATTGAAACTGCCGTGCTTCACAGCAACAACAGCGTCAACAACTCTTCGGGCAGTATCGCCGAGGAGTCGGGCCGTCTGCTTTCTCTCACCAAAAACCTGTCCCAAATTGACCTTCTGGCTTTTTACGGCCAGTCGGGCAGCTGTGGCAGCTTTTGTACTGAGAGCGTAGATCTGGTCCGGCGTAGGCCTATGGATATCGTAGCTACCAAACGTTTGGATAGCGCCTCTTTCGTGCTGGAACCACTGAGTCCGAACTGGATTCAGCAGACCATACTCAAGGATGCGCACTCCATTGGATACATACATTTCTCGCGTTCTGCGATAAGTGAATGCATTCATAGGAAGCTGATGAAGCTTCAACTTCGTCTTGTAGCCCGGTGTCCGAACCCATTCTTTAAACCCGTAATCGCGTGAAATCTCCCGTTCATAGGTAGAGTGAGGACTTTCAGCGCCAGTAATGGCATTGACATTCCAAAACTCTGTTAACCCATAAACCGGTCGAAACCATTCGATATAAGGCATAAGTTGGGGTCCTTTAAGGCCTGAGTCTAAAGGATAAGACTCAAACGTACCGCTATTGCTCCCGCAATAGAAGTTGGTTGACTACTTACCAAAGATAAACGAATTAATACCCATATAGATAGCCGCTACCAATGCGCCGATTGCAGAAAAGCAAACGACACATGGGTTCGAGAAAACCCCGGTCTTCCGATCGGGATAACTCGCTCGTTTTTTAGGAGGAGGCCGTCTTTTATGGTGCTTAGTTCTCTGAGGTGTAGTCATAAAGTCTTCATTACCGGCTTAAAAGCCAGATTATGAAGCGCATCATCCAGAGTTAACCGACCTTCAGCGATCGTAATGAACACCGGGTTGTCTGTTCGACCGTCCCTTAAAGGGTCGATCGTAGGACTTGCCGGCTCTTTACTACGAAAGCTAAGGGTCATAGCTACTGAATGACCAGTACCTGCAAGGACTGCCAATCGCTCAAAATCCTGACTTGAAGCAATGTCGATTAAAACCGGCAAAGCTAGGGTGGGATTCTGAGACGGAGGCGGAGTCGGAATATGCACGTTTTTTCGGTGCGATTCCAATAGATCGAGCGCAAACTTACCCAAGATCTCGCTAATAAATCGCGCGTTCTGAAGGTTAGCCATAGCTCAGTCTCCTTAAAGGTAACCGCTAATGGAGAAATTCCATTAACGACAAGGTCCCCCGG